TAAACAGTTCCTCTACTCGATTAAGAAGCTTCTGACCGACCCGCAGTACATTGACTTGCAGATGGCGTATACCCCGTCGCCCGACGGTTTCAAGGGCGACGTGTGGACGGCCAGTAAGATCTATATCGCTGGACGTGACGGTTCCGAGTCGGACCCCACGGTTCAGGCGTTGGGTATTCGCGGCCACATTTATGGCCGCCGCACCGATCTCATCGTCATGGATGACTGTGTGACGATGGACAATGCGCACGACTTCTCGAAACAAATGGACTGGCTTAACCAGGAGGTCGCCTCCCGTGCGAAGCAGGGGAAGATTCTGGTCGTGGGTACGCGCGTCGCGCCCATTGACCTTTACTCCGAGCTGCGGAATGGCGATAATTATCTCACGGGCAGGAGCCCGTGGACTTATCTTGGGCAGCCCGCAGTCCTCGAATACGCGGAAGACCCGGATGGGTGGAAGACGCTCTGGCCAAGGTCCAACTCCCCATTGGACGAGGAGGACGCGGAGCCACCGGACGAGAATGGACTTTATCGAGCGTGGGATGGAAAGTCCCTCTCTGAGGTGCGTGCCTCTGTCAGGCCCAACACGTGGGCTCTCGTTTACATGCAGACCCCGGTATCTGACGACGCGATTTTCCATCCCGTGGCAGTACAGGGCTGTGTCCAGGGAAGACGTAAGCCTGGTCCGCTGAAGGCTGGCGCCTGGGGGCATCCGAGGAATGGCCCGGAAGGCCAATGGGTCATCGGCTCCATCGACCCCGCATCGAGCGGGGACTCGTTCATCCTGCTCTACTCGGTTGACCGTGAGACGCAGATGCGGAGGGTCCTTAACTGTTGGACCCGGAACAACACGACTCCCGCGTGGTACGCGGAGCAGATCGAATCATTGACCGAGCTGTATCACGTCAACGAATGGGTCATCGAACAGAACGCTTATGCGGCGTGGCTGATCTATGACCAGCGAATCCAAGACTACTGCCGGAGGCACGGAGTAAAGATCACCCCTCACTACACCGGCAGGAATAAGCAAGATCCTGACTTCGGTGTCGCTTCCATTGCCCCATTGTTCGGTGGGCTGAAGCGAATCCACGAGGGAACTGGTCGCATCGAACACGACCACGAGAACCTGATCGAACTGCCGGACCCCAATTGCTCTGAAGGAGTCAAGTCCCTCATCGAGCAACTAATCACTTGGGTTCCCAACCGACGAGGCAAGGATCTGAAGCAGGACGGCCCGATGGCCCTGTGGTTCGCTGAACTGCGTGCCAGGGAAATCCTCGGGTTCGGTCAACGGAGACGTGTGCATCACGTCTCCAATCCTTATCTGTCCAGGGTTGACAGAGATCGGCGCATCGTCGTCCCCAGGGGGCTGGTGCATTCATTGTCATAGGAGCGCGGATGCAGAGCGTTGATCTCGGCACCATCCCCCAGAGAGTCGAATCTCTCCGTCAACGCCATCGGGCGCGCGACGCCCGCCATTATGAGGTTCAGCAGGTTCGCCGAGGGAACTTCGAGGCCGTATGGCCCGATGCCTTCTCGGATGTTTTCCAGCGGCCCATTGTCGCCAACCTCATTGACACCACCGCGCGGGATGTCGCCAGCGTGCTGGCGCCGCTGCCGTCGTTCAACTGCTCCGCGTCGTCGATGCTATCCGACACTGCGAAGAAGTTTGCTGATAAGCGAACTAAAATTGCCAACAACTACATCGCCACTTCTGATCTGCCCTGGCAGATGCTGCGTGGGGCAGACCAGTTCAACACGTATGGCCTGATGGTCATGTCGATCGAACCCGATTTCGACAACAATCTTCCATGGATTAAGATCGAGGATTCGATCGGCGCCTATCCGGTCATCGACATGCGCGGGAGAACCAGAGAGTTCGCCCGCGTCTGGTACGCGGACTGGTTCCAGCTTGAAGCTGATTACCCTGGCCTCACGCGCCTCAAGCGCGAATACCCGATGGCATTCAAGCTCCCCGACTCCGCGAGTCGGGTGGAGGTAGTCAAGTATGTCTCAGCCACTCGAACCGTTGTTTATCTCCCCGACATGGGAAACGCGGTACTCGCCGACATTCCCAACCGGCTGGGGAGATGTCCTTACGTCTGCGTCCAGCGCCCCAGTATTGACGACGAGCATCGCGGCGCCTATGACGATGTCATCTGGGTGCAGTTCGCGCGTCATCGCTTGCAGTCACTGCTCATCGAAGGTGTCGACAAGGCCGTCCGTGCCCCGTTCGTCGTCCCGATGGACGTCGACGATGTTGCTCTTGGGCCTGACGGGGTCATCCATACGAACGCGGGTGCGGGCGCTGTGGGCCGCGCTCGTCTCGATATGCCAGCGCAGGCATTCGGGGCCGTCGAATCACTGAAAACCGAGCAGCAACTCGGGGCAATGAGCCCCGAAGCGCGATCCGGTTCCGTGGATGCGTCCGTGATCACCGGACGCGGCGTGCAGCAACTCATGGCCTCGTTCTCCAGCCAGATCGCCGCAGCGCAGTCCGCGCTGACATACGCTTTCAAGTCGGCGATCGAGATCTGTTTCGACATGGATGAGAAGTTCTGGCCGGAACGCGAGAAGGAAATCCGCGGGCAGGACAACGGCGTTCCATACGCCGTCCGGTATCGCCCGTCCAGGGACATTGCCGGGGATCACACCGTCGATGTGACCTACGGTTTCGCGGCTGGCCTCGATGCCAACCGCGCGCTGGTATTCCTCCTTCAGGCTCAGGCTGCCGGTGTCATCTCGAAGGATTACCTTGCAAGGAATCTTCCGGTCGGAATCAATCCGGCCGAGGAAACCAGCAAGATCAATATCGAGCAGTCGAGGGATGCGATCATTCAAGCGTTCGCAGCCCTCTCGCAGTCCATTCCGCAGCTTGCCGCCATGGGCGGCGACGCGACAACGCCGATCATTCAGCAGGCCAAGTTCATTGAACTTCTTCAGAAGGGCAAGAGCGTCGAGGAGGCCGCCCTCGCGGCCCTGAAGCCTCCAGAGCCCCCGCCCGGTACTCAGACCCCGGGCGGACCTGAAACCGCCGCAGGCGGCCCCACGGGGGCGGAGGGATTCACATCCGAAGGTCTGCCTGCCGGGCTTGAGCCCGGCCTCGCAACCGAAGGCACCCAGGGGCGTCCTGACCTCCAGATGCTTTTCGCCGGTCTCACAGGGTCGGGTAATCCGAATCTCCAGGCCGGGGTCAGTCGCTACGCCCCGACAGGGGCGTGATCTGAATGCCCAGAGGTGGCTATCGCCAGCCCAGTAATCCGGCCCCAGTATCGGGGCCTGGTCGTAATTCACGTAGGACGGACGGTGGGCCGATGCAGATGCCTCTGTCTGACGCCGCCTACGGCGAACAGAAAACGTTCCGCGAGATTCAGCAGGGGGCTCCAATGTCCTCCGCTACACCCACCGCCGGTCGCGGTGGAGGCGGGGGCAACGCCATCTCTTTCACTGGTCTCGGCGAATCCAGTCAATGGCCGACGGTGCCAGTAACAGATGGCGCACAGTACGGCCCAGGCGCGGGAATGGAAGCGCTTGGGCAACAGGTCGACCCGAACCGGGCCGACGCTGAATGGCTTCGGAAGTACCTTCCGGTGCTTGTTTCTATTGCAGACCGCGATGACACTCCACCAAGCACGAAACGATGGGTGAGACGTGTCATTGCCAACATGCCCTGACAGGGAGGTAACACATGGGCTTCTGGGAAAAGATCGGTGAAGCCCAGGATTCTGTCATGGGGTCCATCGGCGACGTCTGGACGTCGGCATGGAACAATGAAGTAGGCTCCGCATTGATCTCCGCTAGTCCGCTTGGGTTCATTACCACGCGGTCTACGGATATGGTTGACCCGAACAAGCTCACCCCGCAGGCTCGTGCGCGCTGGGAGGCTCGGCGCGCACTTGAGCAGAAAATCAACAAGCCTGTCGACTGGGTCCTTTCCGCAGCGAACCGGGGAATCTCTGCCGCAACGCAGGCAAGCGTTACCTCAGAAGGACCGGACAATCTTGTAGAAGGGTTCTTCTCGCTGCCCTTCGGGATTGACGATTTCAAGGAAGCGTGGAAGCGCACCGGTCCCGAGGTGACCACCACGGATACCGGTCAGCCTGCCGAGGGAATCTCCGCCGGTCAAGCTGTCGTGTCGAAGTTCTCCCATTGGGGCGACTTCGACAGGGACCGCGTTTACGCGATGGATCAGAAGTCCGTCGATGAACGCCGGAAGTTCTTTAAGGAAACGTGGCGTGGGCGCCTCTCATCCGGCGCGATCGACATTGCTGTGGCCCTCTACGCGGACCCCATGGAAGGGGCCGGTAAACTCGCCAAGATGCGCCGTGGGGCGGTCACGAACGTGGCCGCCGAGGATGTCACCGGCGCCGTCGCCGGTGCCCGTGGCCTGGCCGCCAAGGAATCTCCGACCCCGCAGGATCTGAGTAAGTCGCAGGTCGCCGCCGGTAGGCGTATCAAGGCTCTTGCTGACGCGACCGAAGGCCGCAACACGGGCGAGATCGCCATGCTTCCATGGTTCAACTCGAAGCTTTCCGGGGAAGTGGCGACTGACACCTCCGCATATGCGGCCCTTCTCTCTGACGCCAACCGCATTGTTGACCCTGAAGAACGACTTAACGCCAAGATCGACATCATTGCCACCGGTCTGGGTGACCTGAAGGCGAAAGAACGCCTTCAGGAGAGGCATGCAGATCTTCATGAACAGCTTCAGCTCATGGGCGACATGCCCCCTCAGACGGTTGGATACCAGTATTTCACCGTCGAGGACGGTGGCGCCAAAATGTTCGACTTCTATCATGACCGGAAGTTCGAGCAGGAATGGCTGGAGAAGCGTAAGGCTATCGAGACTGAGATCGCCCGTCTTGACAGCGTGATCGCCAGCAGTGGTTTCACGTCGAAGATTGACGCGACTGCCGCTGACCTGGCGGCAGCGCGTGCGCGCAACCAGGGTCTTTACGATGACTGGCTGACCGCCAAGACCGTTGAGAAGTGGACCCTCGGTGGCCTCGGGACGCGCGCCACGCGCGTGGTTCACGGCCTTGCAGGGAACAAGCTTCCAGGGCACGTCCAGATCAAGTCGCCTGACGCCGGTCTGGCCGACGTCCGCAATTATGTCTCCAGGATGAAATACACCGCTCCGAAAACACGGCGCGACATGCTCAGCCAGTATGCTGCCGCGACCAATGACGGTCAGCGGGCCGCTGTGATTCAGCGGATCGAAGGCCAGATGCACAGCGATGTTGCCCGTGCCTTCGGCATCACCGATTCGGAGGATGCAAGTAAGATTCTCCAGGCGTGCATCGCGCGCCGCAAGAGCGTGATGGACCGTCTGAAGACCCGCCTTTATTCGATGACCGAAGTCGAAAACGCAGTGCCGTTCTTGGACGGCGAGACCGGGATTCTGCACGGCTTCTCGAAGCCTCTCCTCCAGTCTCAGATCGCCGACCATGTTGCAATCATGGACCCCGATCTCACCGAATGGATGTATAAGGTCGGGACGCGGTCAAGAGTCCTGGACAGATTCCTCAATCCCGATACCCTCGATAAGATCGGTGAAGCCAACAAGACTGTAATCTCAGGGATGCAGAGCCTGACGAGAATCTGGAAAGACTCCGCGCTCATGCTCCGCCCGGGTTACATCGGGCGCGTGCAGATGGATTCCCAGCTTCGAATCATGGCGCATCTCGGGATGCTTCAGTGGATGGCGAACATTCCGACTTCCATGAAGGCCATGAAGTATTACACGCTCTCCCGTGAGGGCGCTGAGGGCCTGAGTTGGAAGAACATGTTCCGCACTGGGGACATGCAAGGCGCGTACAAGAAGATTCTTTCCATCCCGCGCACGGAGAAGATCCGCCTCCCGAACGGCAAGTACGTCGAGGTCGACATGCGCGCGGCGCGTAACGACAATGAGGTCGAGTTCCTCTCTTACGTGCTTTCCCAGCAGCCTGGTGGTTCTGCGCTCTCTGAACTTGGGGACGCAGTGTCCAGCAGTATGCTGAAGAATCTCAGGTCAACCGGGAACTGGGCTCCGATCCGTCCCGGCGATCCGTCCTGGTGGGCCAACTATGAAAGGGCCGTCAGGCAGATCAGGTATTCGCCTACAGCAATGCGGGCGTTGATCAACGATGATCTGGTTGAGCTGCGCAAGTTCGTTACCGAGTCGCGCGCTGGGCGCGCGGAATGGGCGAATCTGGCGCCTTCGCACCCTGAAGGTATCGACCATTGGCTGTCTCAGATCATCGCACACAACAAGCAGTATCTTCCGAAGCGCGAGCTGAAGGACTGGGTTTCCCGCATTGAGCGGGCCGACGTCGAGCCGATGGCAATGGAAAAGCTGTACGCCATCGACGTCGCCAAGACCGTGACACTCGAAGCCACCGACAAGCGAATGGCCTCTCTTAGGGAAGCGGAGCAGCGCGCCGAGGCGGCGCGCATGAAGGCCGACAAGGCGAAACAGCTTTACCTGTCGATGAAGGCTAAGGCCGACGCTATCAAGGCTGTGCCTGCCAGGTCGCGTAGCGCCAAGCAGAAGGCCGATCTGATCGAGGCGGAGAAGATCCGCCGCAGGGCGCGGAAGAACTGGACCGACTACCGCAACGAATCGCTGCGGCGATCCAATGTCGTCATTCAGGCGCGCAAGGATGCGAAGACATTCGAGAAGCGCGCCCGTGGGCAGCAAGAGGTACAGGCCGAACTGGTTGCCCCTGAGGGGGCGTGGACACGGCAGATGGTGAAGGACTACTTCACTGATGTGCGTAACCGGATGGAGATCCACGGCGAGGTGTATTCGCCGTTCACGCAGTCCCGTGTCGGGGAATGGTGGACCGGAGTCCGCAACGGCTGGTATAAGTTCGCAGCCGATGCACCAGAGGATATCCTGGCCCGCAGCCCTCTTTACGCGACAGAGTTCAGGGCCAATCTGAAGCGGATGGTCAGTCGTCATCAGGGTGACCTCACTGTTGACGACATTGACAACTACCGACGGGTTGCGAGCAAGCAGGCTCGCAAGACACTCGGAAACATCCTGTATGACTCGGCTGACATGAGTCAGCTCGGATATCACATGCGGCTGGTCTCACCATTCTTCGGAGCCTGGGAAGACTCCATGAAGAAGTGGGCGAACCTGTTCTATGAGGACCCCTCAACTGCGGTCCGCATGTACCACACCCTCTCGTCCCTTGAGGCCGAGAGAACATACATCGGTGAAGATGGCCAGACTCGGATGACTGTCCTGCCGATCAGTCTGGGCCGCCCCCTGGGCGGCGCGAAACTGGCTATCCGGCCCGACTCATTCAACGTCATTTTCCAGGGTGACCCGTGGTGGGCACCATCTGCCGGACCGCTGGTCCAGGTCCCGGTCAACAATTTCGTCAGATCGGCATTACCTGAACTGGCTGAAGAACCTGCATTCAAGTCGATCCTGGGAATCGGTGTCACTAAAGATGAAGGCGCGATGCAAGTCGCGCCCGCCTGGGCGAAGAACTTTGTCAAGGCATTCCCGTCGGCCTTCGGGACATCCCAGGAGTTCGCCAATACGTTCTCTATGCTGGCAGCACAGGACGCTATCGAAGCCCGTCAGCAGGGACGTAAGCCGAAATCCTACGACGAGATCAACAAGGCTACACGTAACTGGTTCATCCTGAAGGCTGTAAGTCGCCAGGTTTCGCCGGTCACGATTGATCCGTCGCCGAAGTTCCAATTCTACATTGACCAGTATCACCGGATGAACAACGAGTTCCAGAAGGACCCTGAGGCCTACCGCAAGGCTCACAACAAGAATGACGCTAGACAGCAGTTCTGGGAGGAGTTCCCGGAATACGCGGAACTGACAATCTCGCTCTCGAAGAATGAGAGCGGCCTGGTTGCATCCGAGAAGGTCATGCCTGCGATACGCAAGTACCGGCAGGACATGGCTAAGGATCTCAAGTACGCCTGGGTTCTCGCCGGTGCCGAAAACTACGGCGAGTTCAGTCAGGGCGTTTACGCCTTCCAGACGACCCAAGAGGTCGGATATGGCAATGCCATGAAGTTCCGTTCTCAGAAGTCTCCCGCTGAGGCCATGAAACAATTCGAGGCTGAACGGGGTTGGCAGGCATATCAGAAGATGAATCTGCTCATTGACGAGGAGCTTGCGCGGAGGGGCCTCAAGTCCATCCGCTCTCGTGGAGCGGAAGACATCCTTGAGGCTAAGAAGCAGCAGATCCGATATCTCGGGCAGAAGTACGGCGGATGGGCTGAAGCCTATGACGCCGACTCCGGCGAGGGTGTTGTCAGGATGGTTAATGCCGCGCTGTCGGCGCAGGATGCGCATCCTGAGCTGCGTAAGCGCAGTGACATGCGGAAGCTCAACAGTTATCTGGTTGCACGTGAGCAGATGCGTCAGGCAATGGCCGCTAACGGGTCGATGAACATCGACAACAAGGTCAATCAGAATCTGGCTTCAGCCTGGGCTACCTGGGTGAAGCAGATGGCAGATTCGGATCTTGGGTTCCGGCAGATGTACGACCGTGTTCTTGAAAGAGATGATCTCAGTAGGGAGTTGATCGGCGTTGGCTAATCCAGTTTCCGTAAACACGTCGATCAGTCCGACGTTGACTTCTGGTCCTGAGCCAGCGAAACCAATGAGGTACGTCTTCCGGAGTCTTCCGGGTGCTGGACAGGGTAACGCGACGGCGGCGTCGCAGATCCGCACGACCACATCTCAGCCGGTGGTCTCAGGCTCCGCGTCCCCGTCGGGCGGGATCTCGGATGACACTCTCAATTTCCAGGCACTCATGAGCGGTCAGGTCACCGGTGGCCCTGCCGGGCCGGTGTTGACGGAACGCGGAAATACAGTTTACTTGAATGTTCTGCCCACGCCTGGTACCGAAACTAACACTGCCTACCAGCGGTATCGGGCGGCAGGACTCGGCGTCGACCTTTCAGCGAAGGTCGACATCAACACTGCCATTTACGAGTGGTATCGCTTCGATGACGACAAGCAAGCCCAGCTTGCCAACAAGATGCAGTCATACGGTCTCATCGAATCAGCGAACGACTTCGACCAGGCTTTTAAAGTCTGGTCTCTCGCCTGTCAGCATGCCGCCGGTTATGCGGAGCACGGCAAGCAGGTAACGCCGTATATGGCAATCGACCTGCTTGGTGGGCAGTTCGGCAAGGGCAATGGCCTCGGCGGTCAGCCGAAGACAACCACGTCGACCTCAAGGTCGACGACTGTCATTACAGAGGCATCCGCTAGGAACGCGGTTCGCGCCATGTTCCAGGAGCAGATGGGGCGTGCCCCCTCGAAATCTGAGATGGCGCGTTACTCGTCGATGATCATCTCGAAGTCGAAGGCTAAGCCGACGGTGACCACGACGACGTCAACGACGTCGGCGTCCGGTAATACCACATCGGATACGACGACCCGCCCCGGCTATGGCGCTGAGGATGTCGAAGAAGATCTGCGCAGCAGAACAGAGAATGACCCCGAGTATGGCGCGTATCAGGCTGCCACGACATACATGAACGTTCTCCAGTCCATTATTGGAGGCTGACATGCCTGGCATGGCTGACGCCGTCTCTGTCGACACCGGCATAGATCAGGGCGCCGAGAAGACAGGCATCGAAGGCATTGACGCCCCGATGATGGTCAATGGCATCAGTTCGCCGGAGTTCAGTGCCCCGACCGTGATCGGTCGGACTGAGACGACGTCAAGTGTCTCCGCAGGTAAGGGTGCTCTAAGGGCTCAAGTCGTTGACTACGCGAAACAGTTCCTCGGCATCTATTACAAGTGGGGCGGGACAAGCCCGAGAGGCTTCGACTGTTCCGGCCTCACCCAGTATGTGGCGAAGCATTTCGGTGTCCGCCTCCCGAGGGTTTCATATCAGCAGGCCAACTACGGTCAGCGTGCATCGCTGAAGGATCTCTCCCCAGGCGATCTAGTCGCCTGGGATAACTCGTCAAGGAATCAGGGTGCCGACCATATCGCCCTGTACATCGGGAACGGCATGGTCCTTGAGGCGCCCGGCGCCGGTAAGCAGATCAGAATCCGCAAGGTCGGCTCCAGCGAAGGCGCATGGGGCGTGCATCTGACATACCCTGGAGAATAGCGTGGCGAAGTTCAACGAGAAGACGGCGAAGAAACTCGCCGAGGAATATGGCTTCGCCTATGCGTTCATGAAGTCCGACAAGTCCCTGTGGTCTCTTTTCAAGAGCGCCGTGAAGGGAACATGGTCCGCTGAGAAGTTCGCAGCGAAACTGAAAGAGTCGGCGTGGTATAAGAAAAACTCTGAGAGCATCCGTCAGTATCAGCTTCTCAAGTCGACGGACCCGGCGACATATAAACAGCGCCTTGCTCAGACGATGGCCGAGATGAAGGATTCGGCAGTCGCGCTGGGCGCGCGGCTCTCGTCCGCTCAACTTCAGAAGTTGAGTGACAATGCGCTGAAGTTCAATTGGAACAGTGCGCAGATCGCCAACATCCTCGGCGATTACGTGAAGGCGAAGAACGGTGTCTACACCGGTGATACTGGTGATGCGATAGACCAGATCGAGAAGATCGCATGGTCGAACGGTATCCGCCTCACGGAGCAGACGAAAAATAAGTATGCGACGAACATTGCACGCGGAAATTATGACGCCGACTACATTGCGAACTTCCTGAGGCAGCAGGCAGCATCCGCGTATCCGGCATTCGCCGATCAGCTCAACTCCGGCATGGACATGTACGACATCAGCTCAGCGTACCGGGAAACCATGGCTCAGACCCTTGAGATCAATCCAGCTGATATCGACATGTTCGATAAGACGATAAAGCAGGCAATGCAGGTCCGCACGGCGGACGGTAAACCGACGTCGAAAACCCTGTTTCAGTTCGAGCAGGATCTTCGCAAGGACGAGCGCTGGAAGAAAACTAAGAATGCCAGGGCATCCCTTGATTCCGTGGCCTCCGCAGTCCTGAAGGACTTCGGCTTTATGGGAGGCTGACATGGCTGACGCATTCGAGGATTACAGGGATGTCCTCGATCAACTTGAAAGACTGCGGGAACTTAATTCCGCCGCAGATGAGTCTGCGCTTTCTACCGATCAAGAGGACGCATATGTTTCCCTGGTCAATCTGTTTGATTCGTATGGTCTCGGCACGCTCGCACCTCGCATTCTCGAACTGGTGCAGTCGGGCTATTCAGCTGACACGATCGCCATCCAACTCCAGCAGACGGAAGAATATCAGAGGCGGTTCATTGCCAATAAGGCTCGCGTAGCAGCAGGGCTCAACGCCCTGTCTCCCGCCGAGTACATTTCGACGGAGCGCGCTTACCGTCAGGTGATGATCGACGCCGGTCTTCCGACCGGCTTCTACGATTCCCAGTCCGACTTCGAGAAGTTCCTCGAAAGGGACATCAGTCCCACGGAGATTCAGTCGCGGGTAGCCGTTGTCCAGGACGCCCTGAACAACGCAGACGCTGCGACGATGAACTACTTCAAGCAGTTCTATAACACCGGCGACATCGTCGCCTATGCCCTGGACCCAGAAAGGGCTTCCAGCGTCCTTGAGAAGCGCTACAGGGCTTCTCAAGTGGCTGGTGCTGCTTCCGGTCAGGGTCTCCGGATTGATCAAGCTACAGCGGAATCTCTGGCCTCCCAGGGGGTAACGCAGGAGACGGCTCGGTCCGGTTTCGGTTTCGTCGCGTCTGAACTTCCCACGGTCGAGAAAATGTCCTCGATCTATGGCGGGGAAGACGTCACGATGCAAGACCTCGTCAGCGAGGCATTTACAGGGAATGCCGCTGCTGCGCAGAAGCGCAGCAAGTTGGCGAGTCAAGAACGCGCCGCGTTCTCCGGGAAGACCGGCGCAGGTAAATCCACTCTGAGCAAGGCCCGCGCTGGGCAGCTCTGATAAGGAGAATCATGGGCGCAATTACCCTTCAGGCCACCGGACAGAGACTCTGTCTTTACTCGGCCACCGTTCAGGATACCGGCGCGACCGCGACGGTCTACTCTGACACTGGGCTTTCCAGCCCGATTACCCTGCCCGCGTACTTCGACGCGGATTACACCATCTATGCGGCGAACGACGTCGACCTTGTCCTCACCGTCAAGGAAATCGACGGCACCACGCTGGTCGCCCAGCGGGTGAAGCCGCAGTCTCTCGTCACTGTGAAGCCGAAGCCGCTTCCCACGACCGATCAGATGGTTGCGAATACCGGGCAGGCTCTTTCCGGTAAGCGTACCTACGTCGACCGTGGCACCTCCGCATATTCCCTGATTCTCGACGACGCCGGTAAGGTCGTCGAGGTCACCTACGGATCGAAGGCGAACCTGACCATTCCCGCGAACGTGTTCGCGGCCGGTGACTCGATTCTCGTGTACTCGAATGGCGCAGGTAAGGCCGTTCTCACGGCCGGGGCCGGTCTCACTCTCAGGAACGCCTTCACCGGTCCGAGGATCTCCGCGCAGTACGGCTGCGCCAAGATCACGTTCGTCTCCGCGACTGAGGCATTCGTGGAGTACGGCACGCTGGAGGCTGACGCATAATGAACCAGGCGCAGACGAGCAATGTGGCGTCGTCTGCGACTGTCGTTACCCTCGCCGCCGCTAACACGGCGCGGAAGATGATCACGATCTATAACGACAGCACCGCGACGCTTTACCTCAAGATGGGCAGCGGAGCGACATCCACCTCTTATACGGTCGAAGTAGAGGCATCCGGTTACTATGAGATGTCCGGTTACACCGGGATCTATACGGGCCTCTGGTCTTCCGCGAGCGGATACGCGCGTGTGACTGAGGTGGTGTAATGCCTCTTTACTACCCGTCCTCTCCGGGTACGGATGTGGTGTCGCCTCTTTTCGAGGCGACCACGTCCAATCCCATCATCCTTTCCCATCGAGCCAGCAGACAGTCCTTCCCTGAGAACAGTCTCGGCGGTTTCATTCACTCCGCGACCGCCTGTGACGGCGCGGAGGTCTCGTTCTCGTGCACCGCTGACCGCGTGCCTGTCATCATGCACGACACGACTTTCGACAGGACGACGAACCTCGCCGGAAACATCAGCGACTTCACCTATCCTGAACTGCTCAATGCGTCCGGGGTGATTGACTACACGACGGTGGTCGGGGCAGGCTGGAGCAACCAGTCTATCCCGCTGTTCTCTGATGTCCTCGGGCATTGCGCGGGACGCATCCCGCTCCTCGTCGAACCGAAATCAGGTTCGTCTGCGGACTACGCGACGTTCTACCGGATTGCGCAGGGATACATCAGTCCGACTAAGAAGTTCCTGATCAAGGCTTACCGCTCCACCGCAGGCGGGGCGGGCACGACTGCTGCGGCAGCGCATGCCCTCGGGTACAAGACGTGGATCTATTACTTCAATGGTGACACCAATGCGCAGGTAACGTACGGGGCGAACGACCCGAACGTCGACATCCTTGCACTGGATGCCGCCATGGCGACAGAAGAAGTCATTGGCCTCGCTTCCGCTACCGGGAAACCGGTGTGCATCCACGGGGTGTTCCGCAGGTCTGAGATCGACGCATTCCGCGCCTTGGGTGCGACAATGTTCATGACTCCTCAGCCCGCGTATAACAAGCGGATCACTGCTCTGCGGGCGACAACAAATTGGCAGGACAGAGTCAGGGATTCCGGTGAGATCACAGGTTCCGCTGACGCGTCCACGTTCCCGACGATGACAACAGCAGACGAGTCGATCACGCTGCCGACGGGCAGCAGCAATACCGTGATGCTGGGGCAGCTCGCCGCGACCACGGCTGCGGCGACCAACCGGATCGTATTCGACGTCATGTGGCCGACGTTGCCGACGTCGACGCTGCACGCCGGTATCGCCTTCGGTAAAGCGGATGACAGCCAGTTCACATTCCAGGCGTCAACGAACAGTAATGGGTATCACCTGCTGGTCCGCCCGAATGAAGGCTATGTGCAGCTTTATACGCATGTCTCCGGTTCGAGCACTGGAACTAAGATCAGCGAACTTGGAGTCGCCGATCAGCATGCGATGGTCGGCGGGCAGTGGGCGACAATCCAGATCGACGTCACCGCCGCGGACATCACCATTCAGCGTACCGACGCTGGAAACGTTACATTGACTCCGATCACCGTAGCGACCACGCACGCGCGTGGTCCATACATCCACATCACCCCGAACAGTTCCAACAACTCGGTACAGTTCCGTAGGGTCACGGTGTCGTAATGGTCGACTACCGCCCGATGGGGCTTTTCCAGTCTGGCCGCGATATCGCCGCGTCGCACCTTAAGAACGTCCAGCACATCATCAAGTTCGGTCTGAACGATGACGTTGATGCCTCCGGCGGTGGGCCGGAGGACGTCTGGAACGCAGGAGGACTCTACACAGGGTTCCCTACTGGTGCGGCAGAGACGATCAGTGTCGTATCGGACTCCGCGTCCGATACGGCAGCAGGTACCGGGATGCGCACAATGCGCATCATTGGGCTGGACTCCTCGTACAATCTTCAGACTGAAGATGTGACCCTTAACGGGGTCACTCCGGTTGCCACTACAGCAACATGGATGCGTGTCAGATCAGTGTATGGATTGACCGCAGGTTCATCCGCAGGGAACGTCGGGACAGTAACCGTTCGCCATACAACGACGACGGCAAACGTATTCGCAGTCATCTCCCCAGGGTTCGGTCAGGCGCACATCTGCGCGTTCACCGTGCCTGCCGCATACACGGCGTTGCTCGTGCAGTTGGTGACCTGCTCAAGCAAGTCGCCAGCCGTAAACAATGATGTGTGCATGGGGATCATGACACGCGATTTCGGATCAGGGATCTGGAGGACGCAGGCGCTGGTATCAGCTAAGACCTCCGCAGGCACATCGGTCCTCACGATCGCCGGTGGGCTCCCGCTAGCAGCGAAGACGGATGTCGTGCTGCGCGTGTTGTCCGCTTCTGCGGACAACCTCAGAGCGTCGGGGATGATGGAGCTTTTCCTTCACCCGGCCTGATTCGGGGCGGCGCTTGCCGCCCGCAATGCGGGATAGTGAAAAGGGATCACGCGTGGCTCATGCCCACGCATTTCGGGTTCGAGTCCCGATCCCGCCACGGAGGGGAGGCTTAACGGCCTCCCCTACCCAATGGTGTGTAGCTCAACGGAATAGAGCGCCGGTCTCCAAAACCGGTGATGGGGGTTCGATTCCCTCCGCATCAGCTCCGATCAAGACCCACCGGCCCTTGACCGCGAATAAGACCGGTAGTCAGAGCCGCACCGAAATCCCCTATCGGATGTGAGGCTGGCGCAATTATAGGGAGATCGCAAGTAATGACTGAAAGTATCTGGGATGGCGACGATGACGGAATCGGCGACACCGACCTGGTGAAGCGTCTGCGTAAGCAGATCAACGATCAGGCGAAGCAGATCAAGGATCTGGCCGACGAGCGGGACAAGTACAGGAATACCGCTCGGACCTCGGGCGTAACGGACGCCCTTCGGTCTCTTGGAGTCAAGAAGACCGCCATTGCGAAGTTCATTCCGGACGACGTTGAGCCCACCGAAGCAGCAATCAAGGAATGGCTTGTTGAAAACGGTGAGCTGTTCGGCATTGACCTCAATGCCGGTGCAGAGGAACAGCCCCTTCAGCAGCAGGCTCAGAAGCCTGCGACGGAAGGCTATTCCGCAGAACAGGTTGCCGAACTGAAGAAGATTCAGGATATCACTCCTTCGTCTTCGACGTCCGGCGCTTCAAGCGAGGATCAGCTTCTCACTGGACTCAAGGCAGCATTCGATCAGTCGACATCTTTCGCCGACTTCTGGAGTAAGGCTGAGAACAGTCTCAGCCGACCCAGCTAAAACGATAGGGGGTTGGCCGGATGGCCAACGAATATACCTCGATCGCCACTACCAGTGGCATTGGGGATAACACTGTAAAGTCAATGTACGACTTCGCCATCGCGGCGAAGCTGCGGGAACGCCCGCAGTACCGTACGTGGGTTGACCGGAGGCCCGAAAGGCCGAATGGCCCCGGCCAGACGATCACCTTCCAGTTCCACCAGTGGTTCGATTCGACTGCGGTTACCGCAGCGAAGACGCCGCTGAACGAGGAACAGGACGTTGACAGCACTAAGCTGCCCGTCACGACCACGGGCACCGTCACGGCCAATGAGTATGGTTTCGCCGTGACCCGCACGAAGAAGCTGACCATTTTCAGCTTCGATGACATCGACCGCTATGCGGCCGAAGCCGTTGCGAATCACCTTGCCGACTGGCAGGACTCGATGGTTCAGGACGTGATGGACACGTTCACCACGAACCAGATTTACGCGGGTAACGCGACAGCTGAGAACAACATCGACGCGACTGACGAGATCGCCGCAGCGAACATCCGTAAGGCTGTTACCACGCTGCGTGGGTCGAACGTCCCGACCGTTGACGGTGTCTTCTACCGTGGCGGAATCCACCCGTATGTCCTTCACGACCTCCGTGAGGAAACCGGCTCCGGTTCGTGGCGTGTCCCGACCGAATACGGCACTGACCAGAGCGCCATCTGGCGCGGTGAGTTCGGTGAGTTCGAGGGTGTTCGGTTCGTCGTGAACAACAACACCCGATACACGGCCACCGGCGCATCCTCGGAGAATGTTGCCCGCACGTACATTGCCGGTCCCGAGGCAATGACCGAACTGGTTTACCAGGAGCCGGGCAGTGTCATCTCGCCGGTTGTTGACAAGCTCAACCGTTTCCGCACCATCGGTTGGTACGGCGTTCTCGGATGGGCGAAGTACCGCGACGAGAGCATGATCCGCATCCTCTCGTCCAGCTCGCTCTGGGCGTAATTCCACCTGACGGGGGCAGCCTATACGACTGCCCCTGTCTTGTTTCCAGGGGGCAATCATGCCGACATTCCGAACGCCAACAGAAAAAGAATATGAGGGCCTCGGCGGTCTGCTCGGTCGTTGCTCGCTGGACCGTGGAGTCACTGTTCTCAAGAGCGGTTCGTCTTACACGCAGGTTTCTTACCCGGAAGCGGCGGATCTGACCGCCGCAGACATTGTCTACCTCGGCGGCTGCGTGCACACGGTTGACGCTGCTGAAGCGGCTGCACTGACCGCAGCCGGATACGGGAGTTACATCACATGATCGAGTGGGTTGTCGGGCTGGGCATTGTTCCGACTCTCGGCGCAATCGCGGCAGCCGCGCTTTCAGCGCGTAACAAGTTACAGGCGCTTGACCCGACGCTGCTTTCACAGGTTCTCGCCCGACTCGATCGGATCGAAACTAAGGTCGACGAGCACGTCAGGGATCACGCCACTTCGGTATTCAGGCTGGAAAGGGGGAGGTAATGGCGTGCAGCACAGGATGCCAGACGCGGGACCATTCCTCTTACGGTGAATGCCTGCGTAGCAAGAGCACCCGAGTCGCTTATTGCAACACGGTGAATGGGTGGGACGCGACTAAACAGAAGAACTGGGACCGTGAGCTGGCGAACTACAGGCAGGCGGTGAAAGACGGTATGAATCCTGCGACGTGCACTCAGGCCGCGATTGACGCGGCCTATGCGAAAGCTGATGGCGCGGCAGGTGGGAACTAATGGGCTTCCCTGCCGCCGACACATTCGACTCAATCATTGACGAGTGTGCCCTTTCCCTCACCGGGCAGGGCGCCAACAATGATATCGTTGTTTCCCTCGTCGGTAATATCACGTCAGGGTCGACGACGATTGTCGTCGATGACGACAGCATCCTTTCCCGTGGGATCATCGAGATCGACGATGAACTTATCTATGTCAGTTCCGTCGACGGGGCTACTGCGACTGTTCCCGCCTGGGGGCGGGGATACCGGCAGTCCACGGCAGCCGCTCACACGAGCGGCGCCGCTGTTCGCGTGAATCCTCAATGGCCGAGATCCGTGATTGCCAGGGAAGTGAACAACACGGTCCGCTCCCTGTATCCGACGCTGTACGCGCCGAAGACTACAGAGATCACCATGGACTCGATCGAATGGCAGTATGAGATGCCTGCCGATTCTGAGCGGATTCTCGCCGTCGACTGGAAGTGGACAACCACGCAGTGGATTTCCGCCCGGTCGTTCGAGCTGCTGTCTTCGACCAACACCACGGATTTCACGACGGGCAAGGCTATTGCCCTGGGTGAACCTATCCCGTCGGGCGCGACGGTCCGCGTCACATATGCGGCCCGGCCGACTGTGATGTCGACAGGGGCCGGAGTGTTTTCGACCGTGACCGGTCTCCCGGCGTCCTGTAAGGACGTCGTTGTCCTCGGGACCTGCGCACGGCTTCTGCCGTGGGTCGACACGGCAAGGGCTTCCGTAGAGGCCGCCGAGGCCATGGCCATGGCCGGAAACCGGGCGACCGGTGTTTCCGTGCAGATCGCATCCGCGATGCAGAAACGGTATGAGGCCAGGCTCGCTGAGGAAAAGCGAGCACTAAGCATTACGTACCGCCCGAGAGTACATAACGCGAGGAGATAGCGATGCGTAATTTCTCTAGCGTCGCATCTTCGACGACGCTTTCCGCTGATATCACCAACTCCGCCACTTCCGTGGCGGTGGGCAGCACCTCTGGTTTCCCGTCCGCTGACTTCACTCTGGTCATTGATCCCGGTCTTGCGGCTGAGGAGATTGTGACCGTGACGAATGTCGCGGGCCTGACTCTCACGGTGACGCGCGGGCAGGATGGCACGACTGCGGTCGCTCACACGGCTGGCGCCGTTGTGAGGCATATGGCGACCGGCCGGGATCTCCAGGACACCCAGGACCATATCGCCGCCACAACGGGCGTGCACGGCGTTACAGGGTCGGTTGTCGGGACATCCGACACGCAAACCCTCACGAATAAGTCAATTTCCGGTGCGACCAACACGCTGTCTGCGATTGCGCAGGCCAGTGTCACCGGCCTGCCGACGATTCAGTCGGATGTGACCGCGCTCAACGCGCATCCGACGGCGACGACCGGCATTCACGGTGTCGGTGCTGGCAGCGTGGTTGGTACCACGCTGACCCAGGCGCTGACGAACAAGACGATCGACGGTGCGAGTAACACCCTGTCGAATATCGCACAGAGCGTGATCACTAACCTTGTCTCCGATCTGTCTACGATCAACAGCACGCTGTCGACGCACGGCACGAACATCACGAATCTTCAGACGGCTGACGCGAACCTGTTCCAGCACTCTACGTTCACCCCGTCTTACACGGGGTTCGCGCCCGGTTCGGGCGCGGTGAATGTCGGCCGTGTGTACGCGATCGGCGATTTCGTTTTCGTCTGGTGGCGCACGCAGTGCGGTACCAGCCCCTCGTTTTCGGCGACGATTCAGCTCGCCATCCCTACTTACACCGGTTACACCGGTGGGGGCACTGAGATCCAGAGTTGCATGGGTTTCTGGAATTACCGTGATGACACCGGACCAGATCACTGGTCCGGAACCTGCGGCATGTGGTCTTCCAGCGCCAACAGCGTTTCCTTCAGCGGCGCACCGGCGCCGACTACGTATATAGCGAAAACGCGCCTTGGGACATCTTCCGCGATTACCCCGGCGACGGATGATGTTCTTTCCGGTGTCCTGCTGTTCGTGGTCAACTGATGGCAAGGTACCCTGCGGCATCTTGGATGCCGCTTCCGGAGAACGAGACCGCCCCGAAGATCACTGCGACGCAGGTCATTCTGCATTCGGCTGTCGGGTCGAACAGCCTGTATAACTATTTCGGCAGGTCGAATGTCGTCGTCGAGTCTCATTTCTGGGTGAGTCTCGATGGTCGTGTAGAACAGTACATGGATACTGCCCGGCAGGCTGACGCGAACTATAAGGCGAATTGCCGGGCGATTTCGATCGAGTCCGCCGACAACGGCGATCCGGATGACTTCCCTTGGACTGATGCGCAGCTTGAGGCGATCTCCAGGATCGTCGCATGGGCGCATGTTACACACGGCATTCCAATTCAGCCTTGCGCTGAGTGGGATTCGCCGGGCGTCGATTATCACTCGAAGTACCCGGGGATCTGGACGCCCGTGAAGGGCAAGACGTGCCCGGGCACGGACCGCATCGAACAAGTGCCCGGCCTCAGAGCACGGGCCAAGGAGATTCTTGTGGCATTCACAGAGGCAGAGATTCGGTCGATCTGGAAGACGGATGGGCTGGTCGATTATTCCGAGGACCCGAACAACACTGAGGTGGCGCCGTCGACGGCGCTTGCCCGTCTGGTGACGAAAACATATTCGACGAAGCGTGATACCGCTGCGCTGGTCACTGAGGTTGCCGCCCTGAAGGCGGACATGGCGGCGCTGAAGGCGCAGATCGCTGCGCTTCAGACGACCGGTATCACGCCGGAGCAGGTCACTGCGATCGGGGATGCCCTGATCGAACGCATGCTTGATCTTCGCCTTGTGAAATAGGAGTGACACGGGATGCCCTATCTTCTCTCCGCACCGCCTGACATTACTGAGGGCATTCCGTTCGCTCTGTCCTCCCGTGAGGTAGCCAGTTCGTTCGTGCGAACTGGCTATTTCCCTGACATCTCGATCAACGACATGCCTTTCCTGCTCGCGTGCAGCGAGCAGAACGCCTATGTGCGCGAGACCGCGGAGTCGAGCAAGCAGCAGATCGACACTTCCGCTGAGCCTGGGGAACAGACTCTTTCCCAGTGGTGGACTCGTTCGCAAGATTCCTGGCATGGCGGGGCGGGTGTCACCTGGTATGAGCCTGGCAGTGTCGAGGAAACTAAGTATCGTTACTTCGAGTCCTACGGGATTGACCCGTGGGACCAGGGCGAAGTGAAGCTTCTGAAGAAGATGGTCGCCGGTAGGGCGTCGACCACGACGAACCGGATGTATGTCGTGAGCGCCCTGGTGGGCGGAGTCGACTGCGTGTTTTACACGGTCGACGGCGTGTTGTATAAGCACAATGGGACGACTGAGACCGCTTACACGGTCTCATCCGGCGGGACGCCGACCGGATCTGTTGTCATCGCTGGACAGAATGTGCTGGTAGGCACGACTACCGGGATCAGCCTGGGTGCCCTGTCGGGCACCGCGCTGACTTCTCTGTGGACGATCGCCAGCGGCACGACGATCAGCTTATGGTGGGCGAAGAACAGGATCATCGCGTCGCGCGACGCGAGCATCTGGGAGTTGACTCTTGCAGGCGGCTCCATGGGCTCCGCCCTGTATACGCATCCTTCTGCTACTTGGACGTGGGAGTCGGCGACAGAGGCGCCCGACTCGATCCTGATCACCGGTAGGGATAATGGACTGTCGTCGATCTTCTCTATGGCCCTGATTGACTCGGGCACGGCAGGGTCGACGCCGACCCTGGGTGCAATGGTCCAGGTGGCTGAGATGCCACCTGGCGAGGAGATCCGCAGCCTTCAGGCATACATCGGCGCCTACATCGGTGTCGGCACCAGCAAGGGCGTCAGGGTCGGCATCCTCGGTGACGGCGGTACCGTCACCCTCGGGCCATTGACGATCGAAACGACTTACCCTGTGAAGGCTATCGCCGCGCGGGACCGTTTCATTTACGCCTCGATCCGAGGGGACATTGACGGGAACAGCGGGTGTGCCCGTATCGACCTTTCGGTCGAGACGGACAATGGCAGGTTCGCCTGGGCGTATGACGCCGACGTCGGCGCTGCCGCCTATGACGTCGATGACCTTTCATTCCTCGGCGGTTCAAGCCGCGTGGTGATCGGCCAGAACCACACTGGGATCTTCATGCAGTCGGCCACTGTGTATGTCGACGAGGGTTACATTCAGTCTGGCCGGGTGCGGTTCGCAACGAGCGAACCGAAGGAGTTCGCTCTCGCGCGCATGCGCGGGACGACGCCGACGGGCACGTCGATCGAACTGTATACGGTGTTCCCTGATTCGGACCCGGTTTACAACTTCTCGCTGGGGCCGGGCATCGACGATAACGTCGATATCTCGATCCGCAGCTCAGATTACTCGCTGCAATACTTGTCGCTCGGTTTCCGCCTGCTGTCTGATACTTCGGCGCACACCAGCACTCCGGTGCTGGACGCGACGAGCCTGAAGGCTCTCCCGCGTACGCGGGTACAGAGGTTGATTCAGATCCCGCTCATGTGTTTCGACCATGAGCGTGACCGTCGCGGGATCATGGTCGGGTATAACGGTTCCGCCTGGGCGCGCCTTGAGGCGCTTGAGGAGCTTGAATCCGCGCGGGCAATGGTCAGCGTGCATGACTGGACGAGCGGTGAGGAGTTCACTGCGACAATCAAGTCTATTTCTTTCTCTCGGGTGAAGCCACCCGAGAGGGAGTCGAAGAACTATGGCGGAATCATCCTCGCCACATTCCTGGTGATCTAAATGCCAAGATGGTTCAAGCGTGAATTGCGTGTCGGCATGAAAGGGCCGGACGTAAAAGTCATTCAGCGTAAGCTGTTTCTTTTCCCGTCCGGCGAATATGACCGGATCGTCGAAAGGACGATCCGCGGCTTCCAGGCCCGTGAGGGTCTCGCCGTGACCGGCGAGGTCGACGCATTGACTGCGGGTAGGCTTGGCGAGTCGGCAGCCTCTGAGCTGCCTCCAGCGTGGTTTACAGGCTCCCTGGCCCTGGGGGACCAGGGAGCGGCGGTAGAGGCTGTGAGGGGCCTTCTAGGGCTTCCTAGAGGCACTATGTACGACGAGGCCGTTGACTCAGCCGTGAGGCGGCTGAGGAGCGCTCTAGGGCTTCCACCCGGAGGCGGTATTGATCTGCCAGTAGCCAGGCATCTTGGGGATCTCTGAGCCTGTTGCCGACGATCAACGTTTTATCCGGGAAGCGTTCGACGAGAAGGGCGGCCACGGGAATCCTCAGAGTCTTAGCGATATCCCGGGTAGTAATGAGATGAGGCAGCCGATCGCCTCTTTCCCAGAAGTCGACCACTCTGCATTTATACCCGACGGATTCAGCTAATTCCTTTTTCGTCATTCCGTTCAATTCACGGTAGTATTTTATCCACGCTCCCACTCTCCTCATCTCTACAGGGTCATGTTGTTTCATCGTCGCACCCATGCGACGATCATACCGCCCAACGCAAGAGGGGCACCGCTTCGGCGGTGCCCCTCTTTTTCGCGTCTCCGGTCAATCCATCAGGACGACCATCTTCGGGCGCGCCGGGCGCTTCCGGCGCCGCAGGATCAGCTTCGCTGCCAGGGCGGTGAACGGCTCTGCGCATTCCTCGCAGAGGACCGCCCTGTGCGACTTCCCGCCGACCTCCAGAGTCATGGGTATGAGGTTGTTGCGGGGCTTCTCACAGATGTCGCACGCGGGAACTTGAATGATCATCTGAAGTTCACCGCCGTCACATTGTCGCCGCCGACCGCCTTGAGGCGGTCAGCCTCAATGCCGAACGGGTCGTCAGCGAGAACCCTGGTTGCCTCTACCATCAGCTCATGCACCCCGATATACATCTCTGTCGTCTTGGACGACGCATGCCCAAGAATGTACTGGACGAACTGTAGAGCCCTCGAATGGCTGGAGGTTTCAACGAGGTGCATGTATAGCGCCCTTGCGGCGCTGCGGCGCGCTGTGTGCGCACCCTCCCCCTCCGGCAGTTCGATGCCTGCCCGCGCTGCGGCGCGGACGAAAATCTTGTCGAACCTTGAGACGGCCTTGTCGAAATCCAGAAGTTTTCCCTTGGCCCCGGTATGGTCACAGCTACGCCGAGGGAAAAGGATTGTGCCTCGCCCGATCTTCCGCCCATTTGCGGCCAGTTCATCAGTGAGGATTGTGACCCAATTCCTCAACTCCTCGGCATACAATGCCGAGAAAGGGATGACGAGTTCCTTCTTAGTCTTCTGCATGGTGATGCGCATCGAACCATGCGGTCCTTCATTCCAACGAATGTTCTCCATCCGCAGATTACGGATGTCGCATCCGCGCAACATAGTGAACAGCATTGTTGCGACGATGGCCCGCGCATGCGGATTTACTGCCGCTTCGACGATGTCCATGAACCGTTCAGCAGGGATGTACTCATACTGCTTGCGTGGCGCGGTAGTCGCACGGTACCCGAAAATGAAGTCATTGCACTCATGGCCATTGGCTTTCGCGTACCTGATGAACTGCCGCAGTGTGCAGAACATGCCGTTGCGCGTGGCAACCGCGAGGTCGCCAGCTTGGAGCATGACGGCATCCATGACCTGCTGCGTGATCTTGGCCAACGGGAAGTCGTCACCGATGCACTTGGACACGTAACCCAGCGCCCACTGGCGCTGGTACACCGTGGACTTGGCTTTGCCAAGTGCTGTCTGGGAGCGGAGGAACGCCTCCGCGACCTCGCCGAACGTTGGCCCTGTGGCCGCTCTCCTCGCCATGATTACTCCTCTGTCTGGACGCTGCCGTACATCCTAGCGTAAGTGTCCAACCAGGCTGCCACCTGCGGCGTACACCTAAGGCTTCCACTGCTTGCCCATGATGGATTCGGCCTCTGGCCTGCGGTTTTGTGTGTCCGATGGGCGTTCTGCCCCGATAAAAATGGCGAGTAGACCCAAGCGCGAACGCCGCGCTAGGATCGACGCATGACACACATCAAGCCTGAGGGGCTGACGGAGCTACAGTCACGCATCTGGGATGAGCTGACCACCAGCGATGACACCTACCGTGTCATCGCTGATCGCTGCGACAGCACGTACAACGCCGTGCGGAGCCTCGCCAGCCGATGGAAGATCCGCCGCAACACCCGTGTGCTGCCGCCTGACTGGAAGTTCGGATCGACGAACATCCCGCAGGAGGCTCGCGCCGTGCGCGGACTCGTCCGACAGAAGAGGGGTCTGCCGATGGATGCCAGCACCCTTGACCAGTATCAGCGCACAGTGCGCAACCTGACCGAGATGGCAGGGAACTACGGCGTAGACAAGGTGGTCATCAGGTTCAATGCCAATAAGCCAGGGAAGCTTGAGTTCGTCAAGGCTCGTGAGGGCATCGACGAGCATCTGTGGTGGGAGATCGATCCTGAGAATCCCTGGCGTCCGTGGGAGAAGACAGCTACAGTGTGACCGGGTCACTACAGACAGAGCGACCCAGCCGCCCATCCGCTACACGTTGCAACGGTAGGGCACAGAGACCCCCCTCGTCATGGCCCGAGGGGGGTCTCTGCTTTTGCCCTCACGCGCGACCATGAGGGCGCGCTGATCATAGAACACGCCCCCCGCGTCCACCAGAAGGCGGGGGGCGTGTCTTGCGTGCGGGGCGACACGCACGGCCTTGCAGGGCCGCGTGTCCAGTGTCCCCGCGCCCACCACGCCGGTCAAGTCCTGCCGTAGACCCTAGCCCGTTCTCGGCGTGTCGCGCGCATTTCCCCTAATGAATGCGCGTGTCGCATTCTTCTATTGCATTCTTGTCGACACGGTGATACATTTCTTTCAGCGAGAAGGAGATGGCTCGCAGCTCCCCGAACATTGCAGCACCCAATGGGTGCTGCCTGTGCATGGAAAGGAGTAGACGTGAGGAATCTCGACCATCGGGAAATCCGCAGAACCAGGTCGGAACTGTTCCCCGTGGGAGTCCCCCATGGGACGGCAGCAAACTTCCGCTGCGGCGACGTAGTGAAATCCACGTCAGCCGGGTGGATCGGCCAGGTCGATTACGTGATCGGCGAGAATGTCGGCTGCATTGTCCGCGAGGCGGACGGTGCCATCAGGCGGTATTGCCCGAAGGCTGAATACATTGAGATGCTTCAGCCGATGTTCATCCATGGTGACCGGGTCGCCCCGATCAAGGATCTCGCCGAGAAGTACAAGTTCAAGTGGGACCTCGGCGAGGTACTCAAGATTTACGGGCGAATGATCGAAGTCAAGAAAGACTTCGACTCAGTGACGGAATACCTGTTCCGCGAGGAGATCGAAAGGGTCCACCTCGCTGTTCCCGTCGGGGAGGACCCTGAGCTGCCGGTGGGTAAGGCTATCTGTGTCGATGACGGTGAGACCGATTCGCTGATCCGGGTGGCGTGTGTCGCCACCGACAGGCACCGCAACATCCTCGTCGCCGTGGATGGCGACGACCATAGGGGCAAGCTGTATGTCGTCGCGCACAGCCGCCTCATTGACGTCGAGGAGGACGAGCCGCTGACGGCTCGTCCGAGGACCGGGGATTTCGTTTCCGTGAGGTCCGGCGAGGACGCCGAGGTTCGCGGGTATGTGACCCGCGAGGACATGGGCGACGGCAACACCGTCGTGTATGCCCCGGGCAAGGATCGGTCACTGTATGAGAAGGTCGAGAACCTTGAGGTGATCGGCGGGAACGAGGTTCCCGGCGACACTCACAGGACATGGTCTGTTCTGCGGTCCTTGCGGACCGGCAGGTTCTGGATCAAGCTGCCGTCCGGTCAATGGCATGCCATCTCCGATGGCGTCGACTGGACTACGTTCTGGCCACGGAACATGGCATGAGCAAGGTCAAGCATCTCTCCCATTCGGCGGTTTCTGATGCCGCCTCATGCGGCGAGAAGTTCCGGCTCCGCAGGATCGTGAAGGTTCCCACGATTCCATCGTGGGCGCTGGTCGGCGGGTCTGCCGTTCACACGGCGACGGAGAACCTTGACCGGCAGGATTTCGGCCTGCCCCTTGAGGGGCCAACGACTTTCGCCGAGGCTTTCGCCGAGGAGATCGAGCGTCGCCAACAGGAATCCGATACTGATCCGGAGACTTGGCGTGCCTCCGGCCGAGTGTCAAGGGAATGGCCGGGGAAAGAGAACCAGAAGTGGTGGCTGCATCACGGGCAGGGAATGGTGCAGAACTGGAGGAGTTGGCTGACGGCCAACAACTTCCATATCTGGATCACCCCTGACTGTCAACCGGCCATTGAACTGAAGTTCGAGACGGAAATGTTCGGCGTCCCGGTCGTCGGGTATATCGACCGTATCCTCACGGACAACAGGGGTATCTATCCGGTGGACCTGAAGTCCGGTGCTTCGGCACCGAAGGACTTCGATCAACTGTATCTGTATGCCCTGGCGATCGAGGAGATGTACGGCATCATGCCGTACCGCGCATCGTATTTCATGAATCGCACGGCGATGTCGCCGTCGTGTGAAGTGAAGAGAAGTGTCGCTGATCGCATCACTTATCGCATTACCACCGCTGCGAAGATGGTCGAGAACGACATTTTTCTGCCGAACACTTCGCCTCTCTGTTCTTATTGTGAGGTGCGCAATTACTGCTATCAGTGGGGCGGGGAGCAGTCCCCGGATGTTCTGCCCTGGTGACAGGGTCCGCATCGTTGGATGGAATGGGCATGCACAGTCTGCCGTGAACGGCAGGCTGGGGACGATCACCGAATATCACACGGGTCCTGCCGGTGATTTCCGCGTCAAGCTGGATGACCACCCTGATTGCCCTCCGTTCGACATCTTGGATTTCCTTCCGTGCCGAACCTATGAAATGGAGTTGGTCAATGCCGACTGAAGACTGCACCGTCACGATCAAGGGGCGTGGCCCCGGCGGGGCATGGATTGTCCTGAAGGGTAGCAACGCAACCGAGCTGATGGACCAGCTTGCCGGTGCTTTCCCCGGTGTGGAGATGATGAAGGATCTCCCGTCGATGGTGCTGGCTTGCCAGCAGAGCTTCCTTGCCGAGGAGGCTGTGACCCTGGCTCTCGTGCATGCGCACGAGGGGACCGGCGCAGCCCCGCAGGCTGCGCAGTACAGCGCCCCGCCTGCGGCCTCTGGTGGGGCCTGGGGCGGCCCGCCGCAGGGCGGCGGCATGGAAACCTGCCCTCACGGTTACAGGACCCTCAAGAGCGGCAACGGGGCGCGTGGCGCCTGGTCCGCGTGGATGTGCCCTGCGCCGCAGGGCGATCCGACGAAGTGTAAGCCCGTGGACGCGAAGACCGGAAAGCCCTGGAGGTAATAGTGGAGCTGAAGCGTGAACTTGCCCTGAGCTTCGGCGACGCCGAGGCCGTCTCTTACAGTGCCAAGAGCAGTGACAACGCCGAACTGCTGGAGGCGTACATTTCCCGTCTCCGCCGCGAGGTGGAGGCCGGTCGCACCGTCTGCTCGCGGTTCTCGTCCGCGAGCCCGAAGGGCACCGCGCCTGGCGTCGCCATTGTGGCGACCGCCAGTGAACTGCCGATGTCCGAAGAAGCCGCCGCAGACTGATGCTGCATCCGGGCCGCGCATTCAACTTGGCGGTCTCGGCTGAAGCCCTCCCGGAATTGCCGGACCTCGCAGCCTTGCATGGCTACGGGGTTCGGCCCCGGAAGGGGCAACTGATGATGGTCGCCGGTCGCCCCGGCGCCATGAAGTCGACGCTGGCGATGTGGTGGGCGGCGAAACTGAATC